TCCTGCTATATCTCCACGAACGGTCATGATTCGGTTCAAGACCACGATGAAACCGTTGCAATCGTTGGCGTTGGCGTTGAACAGCCTCGGCTAGTTACGCCCACTGGGGCATTCGGTTCCTACTCGGCTTTGGTTGGGGCTTGGAGTGAGGCGCATCTAGGCAGGACGTTGTTTCCGTGGCAGTTGCGGGCGTTGTCCGGTGCTCTCGAGCACGATCAGGATGGGAACTTCATATCGAGTACCGCGCTAATAAGTACTGGCCGCCAAAATGGGAAAACCACGATGCTTAGCGCCCTAGTTGGCTTTTGCCTGACCGAGTTACCACGGATCTGGGGCAGACCAGTTCGGATCATGTCGACCGCGCATGAGTTAGGGCTGGCGACTGAGGTCTTCGAGGATTTGCGCGACGTCTTCGAGTTGCTTGAGGAATCCGACTTGGCAAAAGTGACTTGGGCTTACGGTCGGCACCAAGTCAAGATGAACGACGGGTCCGTCTACAAGGTGAACAGCGCGACAGGCAAGAAACATGGTGGGACTTGGGACATTCTGATCGTCGATGAATTATGGGCCATCTCTGAGGCAACCTACTTCGGGGCGTTGAAACCTTCACAGATCGCGGTCCCTTCCCCGCTGGCTTTCCTAGTCTCCACGGCGGGCGACGAATCGTCGAGGGCGTTTCTGAAGCTTCGAGAACAGGCGCTTGGCGTGATCGACTCGGGCGTCCGGTCAGATCTGTTCATGGCGGAATGGAGCCTGCCAAGTGGCGTGTCACCAGACGATCAAAGATATTGGGGCTATGCGAACCCCAGTCTGGGTAGAACAATCACGATGAAAGGTCTCGAGAGTGCAGCCGCAGCTCCAGACCGATCCCAGTATCTCAGGGCGCATTGTAATTTATGGGTAGCGGCAGCGAATTCATGGATTAATCCGGGCGAATGGGACAGACGCTTTACCACAAACCGAGCCATAGAAGGTGGCAATTCAATTCTTGCAGTCGACAGCAGTGTCGACGATTCAAAGTACGTCGGGATTCATTGCGGGCTAAACAGTGACGGGGACATCGTCGCCAGTGTCGCGTTCACCTGTGAAACGAACCGCCAGATGTGGCAACACATCGAGCGTCTCATGGCCGAAGACCCGAAACTCAAACTGGCGATTACGCCGACGCTGGACCTTCACACGCCTGAGCCGTTAGTCCGTCGTCGTTCTCTTTGGGGCTACGCAGAGATGATCAAGTACACAGGGCTGGTTAAGTCGATGATCAACGAAGGCAGGCTTTTGCACACGGGCGAACAGATGCTGGCAGAGCACGTCAACAGAGCGACCCTTGTCAAAGCGAACGGGGCGGTCGTCCTTAGCAGCCAGAAAAGTCCCGGACCGATTGAGTGTGCAAGGTGCTTAGTAGCTGCAGCGTCGCTGGTCTCTCGACCTAGCCAATCAGGGCGGGCAATGATGGGATCAGCAAGGTAGTTGCATTTGCAACTAGTTTGTGAGAGACTCCGCCTGTGGGATTCTTCACTCCAAAAGTTACAACGGCTCAGATTTCTGAACCACCCGTAAAGGCTGCCGCCGGTGCCGGAGCATCCCAAATAGATCAGTTCCTTGCCTACTCAACTGGCGCTGCCGAACAACGCGCCCTGCAAAACCCGACGGTCTCACGATCTAAAGACCTTCTCGCTTCCATGATCGGCTGCCTTGAGATGCGCCACTACTCAAAACAATGGACAGGCGAAAAGTACGAAGAGATCTACCTGCCTCTCGAGCCGTGGATGGAACAACCAGATCCAAAAGTCACGCGAAACTTCTTCTACTCAAATATCTTCGCGGACTTGTTCTTTTACGGTCGCGCCTTCGCCTTCGTGACCTCCAGATACTCCACCGGACTGCCCGCGTCGATGACGTGGTTACCAGCCAACATGGTATCGACGCCCAATCAGACGGGTCCGCAGTGGTTCGGACCGTCAGACGTCATCCAGTTCAACGGCGTTGAAATCGGAGACGCTAACGACGTGATCCAGTTCCTGTCGCCTATCCAAGGCTTGCTGTTTCAGGGCGCTCGGGCGTTGTCTATCGCTACTCACCTAGACATGGCTGCAGATCGTTACGCAACCCTTGAGACCGTACCCGGATATCTTCAGCAAAAAGGCGGCGAGACTCTCGACTCCGACAGTCTCAGCGAGATCGCTGCAGCGTGGTCAACGATGCGACGCCAAAACGCGATCGGAGCACTCAACGACTATGTCGAGTTCAAAGAGTTCAGCGTGTCACCTGCCGAAGTAGTTGCAGAACAGCGAAAGTACCAATCACTCGAGATGGCCAGAGTTGCCAACATCCCCGCCTACCTTGTTTCCGCGCCTCAAGAAGGATCGGGTCTCACATATACCAATGTTCAAGACAGCAATCGTCAGCTTTATCTTTACGGGGCGAAGCCATTTATTGAGTGCATTCAGCAGACGCTGTCAGCCTCTAACGTGCTACCGCGAAATCGGTATGTCGAGTTCGACGTTGAAGGATATCTAGAAGAACAGATGTACCAAGACGTCATGGTTGAACCCGTCGTAGAAGTACCAGTAGAAAGCCAATCATGATCCACTTCGTTAATGTCCCCATCACTCTTGACGCCTCCGCCGGTGAAGACGCCCCCAAGACGATTACTGGAATCGCGGTCCCATGGGCACCCGTTTATGCAACCGTCATGGACGGGACCAAGGTCTCTTTTGCTCGCGGTGCTTTTGATCTCAATATGAAAGCCCCGAAGCTTTTAGAAAATCACGATATGTCAGCCTTGCGCGGCGTCGTGTCATCTCTTGCAGATATGCCCGAGGGACTTGGCTTCACCGCCACCTTCGCAAAGACGGGCGCGGCATCCGACGCTATCGAACTCGTAAAAGCAGGCGCGTACGACTCGGTAAGCGTTGGAGCCGTTCCGGTTAAGTTCAAGTACGACAAGGACGGCGTCATGGTTGTTTCCAAAGCTGACCTGATCGAGATTAGCCTTGTCGCCCAGCCCGCGTTTAAGGACGCCTTAATAACAGAAATCGCTGCATCCGAACCTGAAGATGCAACCGAACCCACCCCAACAGATTCCGAGGAGGAACCAGAAGTGGCAACACAAGAAAACCCAGTGGTTGAGGTCGAGGCTTCAATCATCCCAACACAGCCCATCTACGCAAATGCGCGACGCGAGTTCAAGCTTCCGTCAGCATCCGAGTACATCGCAACGTTTATTCGTGGCGGCCATGACTGGGCACAAATGAACGACAACATCCGCGCTGCCGCGCCCGATGTGGTTACAAGTGACATTCCCGGAATTGTCCCGACGCCAATTGTCTCGCCTATCTTTAACTCGTTTGTGGGTTCAAGGCCTTTGGTGGACGCGACATCGGTTCGCGCCATGCCTCAAGGTGGCGCAGTATTCATCAGACCTGTAGTGTCGGTCCATTCGAGCATTGGCACAGCGACCCAAAACACAACAATCACTGCATCGGCTTTTGAAGTTGATGACGTGCAAATCACCAAGACGATTCAAGGTGGATACGTTGAAATCAGCGAAGCCTCACTTGACTGGTCACAGCCAGAAGTGCTTGGCGCATTGCTAGACGACATGGCGCGTGTCTACGCAGACCGCACCGATCTTCTTGCCTGCAGTGAACTCCAGACTGGTACAACTAACAGCAACAACTTTGCCAACGCCTCAATCGCAGATCCTGCGTACTGGGTCGAGTGGATGTACACCGCAGCAGCCGACATCCTCAGCGGATCAAACGGAAACCTGCCATCCATCTTGGCTGTGTCTCCAAACGTCTGGAAGTTGATGGGATCGCTTAGCGACACCGCAGACCGTCCGTTGTTCCCACAAGTAGGACCAATGAACGCTTTCGGCTCACTAAACGCAGCAAGCACCACCGGCGCATTCGCCTTTGGTCTCCGCGTTGTGGTTGACCGCAACCTGACATCGGCTGGCATGACCATCCTTGATCCTCGCGCACTCGAGAACTGGGAGCAGCAAAAAGGGGCAATCTCAGTGGAACAGCCTTCCCAACTGTCTCGCCAAATTGCCTTCCGTGGGTACTGGGCATCGAAGCTCATTGACCCAACTCTCAGCATCAAGGCTGCCTTCGTCTGATAAAGACGATCTAGAAAGACTGCAAGACCATGGCCACCTTCAACCTCGCTTTTCACACGCGACTAGAGGACTATGCCGTCTTGCAGACTTTCGTAGATACGGACATCCAACCTCAAGACTCGGTAGTTGTAGCAGGCGCGGGGCACAACTTCAACGGCACTCACACTGTTATTTCTACCGAGCCTTATGAGTTCATTGGACTATCCGAAGAGGGCGACCTGCTCTTTGATTATCAGGTCATTATCCCTAACCAGTTCATCTACGTCAGCGCAGGCGACGATCTCGAGCGAAGCATTGCCACCGGCACAGTCACTTTCAGCCCCAGCCCGAGTTGGATTACAAGCGCGGATGTAACGAGTTGGCTGGGCATCGACGTCGCTACCGCCAATGACACCGCATTCGTCGCTGTATGCGTCGCTGCGGCTAACAGTTGGGCGTTCCGTAAGCGTAGGGAGGCGGGCTACACAGACAGCCTCTCAAGCGCTCCAGACGGGGCAGCCAAATTGGGGACGATCCAATATGCCGCCATCCAATATCGCAATCGCGGAGCCGTCGACGGCTATTCGTCCTTCGATTCCATGAACATCGGAACACCGACAATGTCTCTGGGCCAGATCATGCAGCTACTAGGCTGCGGAAGACCACAGGTCGCCTGATGGCTGCCTCGGGGATTCTCTACGAAGCGGTAACCGCTACCAAGACCGCACTGACCGCTTTAGGTCTAAAGCCCGTCACGGACCCGCGCAACGCTCGCCCGTTGTCGGTGATGATCGAACTACCAACACTCGATGCTTTTACTTACAACGTGGGCGACATTCGATTAGTAATCCGCGTTCTGGCTGGTCCGCCCGGAAACCAAGACAGCGGCGACTACTTGATGACCACTGTCGACACCATTATGAACTCACCCATAGCCATAGTTGATGGAAGACCATCTCTAGCCTCATACGGCGAACAGATGCTTCCCTGCTATGACATGACCGTTGCCGTAGCAGTACGGCGCAATTAGAAAAAGGAGCCACCGATGGCAACAACAACATTCCTATCCAACGCAACTATCAACATCACGCAAGGCGCGACGACTACCGATTTATCGGATCAGGCAAACAACGTCACCATAACAGTGGGCTACGAACCGCTTGATAGCACTAGCCTGAACGATTCTGGCCGACGCATGACACAGGGCCTTCAGAGCGTCGACGTTTCTATCGACTTTTTTCTTTCCTACGGTGCAGCCGAAGTTGAAGCCATCCTTTACTCGTGCCTTGGCACAGGAACAACAGTCCTGACAATCTCCCCATCTGGCGTCACAGAGTCTGCCAGCAATCCCGAATACGTCATCACGAATTGTATGCTCAGTTCCTTTACACCGATCAATTCGGCTGTGGGCACCCTCGCCACCGTAACCGCGCAATTCACTGCCGGTACTTGGGTCCGCGACATCATCTAATAAACAAAAAGAAAATGGAAACATGAAAATCACACTGAAAGTCACACCCAACGAAGGCGACCCCTATGAAGTTACGACTAATCTATTTGTTGTCGTTGCATGGGAACGCCGCACAAAGCGTCAGGCATCTTCGCTCGCTAATGGAATCGGCGCGGAGGATCTCGCCTTCTTTGCATACGAATCAGCTAAGCAGTCAGGCGTGGTTGTTCCAGCCGTATTTGACGACTACATCAAGCGTATCCAGACAGTGGAAGTGGTCAGTTCTGAGGCTCCAAACCCTACCGACGCGGCACTTACCGACGCTCAATAGCGGAAGTACTTGTCGCGACGGGCTACTGGGCACTGCCCGAGTTCGACGTGGACGACCTGTTTACGGTTGTCGACGTGTTGAACGAACAAGAGAAAGCGTCGAGGCGTAGAAGATGAGTGTAGGCATGAGCGTTGAAGTTGTTGGTCTAAAGAACGCCCTTGCGGAACTCAACAAGATCGACAAGAAACTTCGTCGACAGATCACTACAGACTTTAAGAAAATCGTCGACCCAGTCATTGTTGAAGCTCGACGCAACGTCCCTGACGAACCGCCCTTGTCCGGTATGGCCCGATCGTGGACTGGCAAGAGTGGCGCTGAACTTATGAACTGGCAGACAAACAAAGTCAACAAGAACCTTAAGGCTTTCACTAGCGGTAAAAAAGTTCGCGACGCACCCAAAGGCTTCAGGCAGAACCTCGCAACCTTTGGCATCAGGTGGGGAGGTCCGCAGGCTACCCTGTTTGATATGGCGCGAAAAGGCAAACTATCTGACGCGCTGCAAGCCCGCTACGGTTCGCCGTCTCGAGTGATCTGGCGAGCGTACGAAAGCCAAAGCTCGCTAGTGGACTCAGAGGTTCGAGACCTTGTTAATCGCGTCATGAAAATGACTGGCAACAACGGGAGAATCTGATGGCCATAACGATTCCAATTATTACAGAATTTGACGGGGCTGGAGTTTCTAAAGCCGTCGCCCAGTTTAAGCAACTGGAGACCAATGGACAGAAGGCGCAGTTCGCACTCAAGAAGGCTGCGGTCCCTGCCGCTGCAGCAGTGGCTGGACTAACGGTCGCGCTTGGTGACGCGGTCAAAGGTGCGATTGAAGACGCCGCCGCGCAGGACAAACTCGCTGAACAGATCAGACGTACTACTGGCGCAACGGATGCACAGATCACCGCCAATGAGGACTGGATAAGTACGCAAGGCAAGTTACTGGGCGTGACCGACGATGAGCTGAGACCGGCACTTTCGGGACTGGTCAGGGCAACGGGCAACATCACTGAAGCGCAAAAGTTGGCTTCGGCTGCCATGGATATTTCTAGTGCTAAGGGTCTCAGCCTCGAGGCAACCACAAAGGCGCTGGAAAAGGCATACGGCGGAAATATGACCGCCCTTGCGAAACTGTCTCCAGAGTTGCGCGACATGATTAAAGGCGGCGCAACGCTCGATGAGGTCATGAGTGCAATGTCTAAGACCTTTGGCGGTGCCGCGTCGGAGGCAGCCGAAACGACCGCGGGCAAGTTCAAGCGGATGAAGATTGCGCTCGACGAAACTAAAGAATCAATCGGCGCGTCACTCATGCCAGCCGTGGAAGCAGTCATTCCCTACTTGCAAAAGTTGGCGACGTGGGCACAAGACAATCCTGAGTTCTTCAAAGTCATCGCCCTCGCCCTTGCCGGTATTGCTACTGCAATTGTGGCGATCAACATTGCGATGAGCCTGAACCCAATTAGCGCAATCGCAATAGGCATCGGGCTTGTGGCAGCTGCCGCGGTGATCGCCTACAAGAAGTTTGAGACGTTCAGAACGATTGTCGACGGCGTCTTTGGCGCAGTTCGCTGGTGGATTTCCAACGTTACTATCCCACTGTTTAAGGGTCTGCTAGGTGCAGCAACCTTTGTATTCAACGCAATCGCTTCGGTATGGAATAACACCGTCGGCAGGTTGGCTTTCACAATCCCGTCTTGGGTGCCTTTGCTCGGTGGTAAAAGTTTCGCAATGCCCAAGATTGGCGGCGGCGGTGGCGACGGCGACAGCGGAGGTCTTACAAGCGCTCGAGCCTTTGAAGAATCACAAAAGCAAATAATCGCAGACAATCCAGATGTCTTTGGTCCTACTGCGCCTGTAGCAATGGCTCCCAGCAAAGTGTCAGGCACGACCGCGCCGACAGTGTTTGACAACACCTCAGGAAACGCAGGAGGCTTTGAGCAAGCAGGCATCGGTGGTATTGGGCCATTCAGCAACATCACAATCAACATGGACGCGGGGCTGGTTAGTTCACCCGCCACCGTTGGGCAGGACATCATTGATGCGATTCTTGCCGCGCAACGCGACTCGGGCGTTGTCTTTGCACCGGCGGCGACATTGTGACCGTCCCGACTTATCAGGTCCTCGTCGGATTCCAGACGACCACAGGATTCGGTCAACCGTTCCAACTAAACGACCCCGTCTACGGTCTACTCAACACTGGCACCCTCGGCGGTCTCGCATACGCAGACCTGACATCAATTGTCCTATCAGTCAACATTCGACGCGGACGCAATCGCCAACTAGACCAATTCAACGCAGGCACAGCCCAAGTCGTATTCAACAACGATTCGAGAGTTCTAGACCCGCTAAATACCGCATCGATTTACTACCCGTTCGTCTTGCCGCGCTCGCCAATCATTATTTACGCCAACGGGACGCCGATCTACACAGGCTTCGTCGAGGACTGGAACCTTGACTACCAGAACGCCAACCAAGGCAGAATGGTGGCCAGATGCGTTGACACCTTTGGAACCCTCGCCAATCAGCAACTAAACGCTTTCACCCCGTCGGCACAGACGTCAGGCTTGCGCGTAGACGCCGTCCTAGACCGTCCAGAGGTTGCCTATCAGGGCGCAAGGTCTATCGGTACAGGGTCGTCAACTCTCGGGGCTTACGCGGTCTCTCAGGACACAAACGTCCTCAACTATCTTCAACAGGTCAACACCTCCGAGCAGGGCTACCTTTTCACGGCAGCCGACGGCACCCTAACCTTCAAAGGCAGGTCGAGCGTTCTGAACCCCGTGTCAGGCGCGTCGTTCACCACCGACGGCACCGGCATTCCATACATGACCCTGATCAATGAGTTCGGGTCGGAATTACTTTATAACTACATAGTGACCCAGTCGCCCGCTGGCGCAGCGCAGACCTCATCGGACTCGACGTCAATATCTCTTTATCAGTCCCAGAACTACAACCTGCTGCAGCTACTTAACTCAACAACCAGCGAAGTCGCCGGACTTGGCGCGTATCTTCTAGGAAAGTATCGCAATCCCGTTGTCCGTTTCACTGGCGTTTCATGCGAACTTGCATCTCTCACGTCAGCGCAATGGTCAACCATCTTCGCCATTGACCTAACTTCGATCGTGACAGTCCAGAAGGATTACTCCACCGGAACCCCGCTTACAGAATCGCAGACCTTGATCACTTCAGGAATTGAACATCGAATACTCGCAGGGTCTCATATTGTTTCGTACACTTTTGAGAGTACGGACGGCAACCAATACCTAACCCTTGACGATGCAATCTTCGGAACGCTCGACAATAATCTTTTAAGTTTCTAAAGGAGACACAACATGGCAACACCACCAGTATTTACATCAGGCGCAATTCTGACCGCAGCGCAAATGAACTCGATTGGGTTGTGGCGTATCAGCAGCGGAACACAAGCATTGACAACTACGCCCACAGCCTTTACGAGTTTATTTACTGGTTCTGATTACGCAAATTATCGGCTAATTATTAAAACCACCGCATCATCTGGCGGAAACAAACTGTTATTTCGTTTCTTAGCAAGTACGACACCATCAATTCTTTCGTATTGGGGCAATGGAATAGGTGCAAGTGACTCAGCATCTACGACAGTTTATTTTGAGAGGTCAACCAATGCTTCGGCGTTGTCACTTGGGCCATCCGTAGGCAGCACTTCCAGAGTGGCAATCTTGGACATTATCGGGCCAAATGTCGCTAAACAAACTTTATACACTGGTTCTTACACTGACATTAGCAACTACTCGGCTTTTTCTATTGGTGGTGCGCATGACGTTGCTACAGCCTATGACGGCTTC